CGCTGCTCCGCGGCGGTGGCATTTCGATTTCTTCTGGTGCAGACACGTCGGACGGTGGTGTGACCAGCTGCGGCCCGATTGACTGGACAGCGGCAACCGCTGACGGCAGCCGCTGGATTGCAGCAACCACACCGTGGATTGCGCCAAACGTGTTCACAAAGCCGGAGCGGGACGGTGTGACCAGCTCTGGCCCCTCCTCACCCACCAGATAGGTGCCGTCCCGGCTGACCGGGCCACCACCTGCACGGGCACCGTCAATCTCCGGCACCGATACCTCAGGTCCCACCGCACCGCCTTCCGCAGCAGCCATTTCAGCGCGAAGCGCCCGCACGCGGGTGAGTGCTCGGTCGATGGAGGCAGTGTCGATCTCGGGCGTGGTCTCCGTTTCCCCGAGAATGCGTAGTGCCTCTGTCACCTCATCCGCGCGCAAGCGACCCGCATCGAGATCTGCTTCGACCCCAACCAGCTCCTCCTGCAACCGTCCAAGGTTGGCCAGCAAAGGCGCGGCCAAGCTGTCGCCCATCGGTCCATTTTGATCGATCTGGTCGATCTGCGCCTGAACCCCGGCCATTTCACCGCGCAGGTGGCCAGCATAATCTGACAGGTCCTGCAGATACGCCGGTGTCGGCAGATCCCCGGCAGCCCGCGCCGCTGCCAGCGTCTCTGCTGCCCCTCTTTGATCGGTTGGCAACAAATCAAATTCCGCCTGACCCGGTGGCGCCGGGATCTCTGGCGGCGTGACCTCCTCTTCCCCCATCATCCAGCGCAGCCAACGTGGCGGCTCGCCAAAACTGATCAGGCTGGACAGATCAATGCTGCCAATCGCGTCGATGATACGGCCCGGAATGCCTGCGACCCAGTCGATGAATTCCCCAAACCGCTCACGGGCCCCGTCCCAGATCGACTGGATCAGGCCACGGCCCGCCTCAACCAATGTGCTGGCCGCCTCATTGATCCGGGCAGGCAAGCCAGCAAACCAGCCGATGATGTTTTCGGTCACCTCCCGCGCCCGTTCGGTGATCCGGGCGATGTCTTCCTCGGACAGGGTCTCGCGGGTGAACAGCCCCGAGAGCATGTCGCCAAGGCCCGACAGCTTTTCTCGCACCCAATCCCAGGCTGCACCGAACCCATCGACCAGCGGCGTCAGAAAGGACAGCTTTTCGCCAACCCAGTCCAGCCCGGGCTGCAGCGCTGCGCTGATCGCCTGACCCACGCCGGTGAAGATCGCGCTGATCCGGTCCCAATACCGCCAGATGGCAATGCCAGCCGCAGCCACAGCGGCGGCAATCACTGCGAACGTGCCCCAGACTGGAGCGGAGATCGTGGCGACCGCAGCACCTATGGCCGCAATGCCGGAGGACAAGGCACCCACGCCCGGGACCGCCAGCGCGATCCCCGTGAGCCCGGCACGCAAACGACCAATCGTCCCAAGCGGCTGCCCCGACATGGCCGCCAGCGCAGATTGCAATCCGATCATGGAACTTGCCGCCGTGCGCGCCCCGATGGCCGCCCGGCCGACACTGTTGTATCCCGCCGCAATCAGCGACAAGACACCCCCGCGCCCCAGAAGCCCGGCAAAGCGCAGCGCCGCCATCGCACCTTTGAAGGCGATCACCGCTGCAGTCGCACCGACCACTGCCAGCGTCACCTCCGGATAGGCATTCGCCAGATCAGCCAGTCGCGTGATCAGCGGCGTGACGGCTTCGGCGAGCTGCGTGATCGCGGGCATCAGCGCATTGCCGATATTGATCTGCAACTCGGTCAGAACGTTCTGGAACCGCTGCATGTTGGCCTGGAACGTGTTGTTACGGGCTGCAAACTCTGCAAAAGCCGAGCCAGCATAGGTCGCGCGATCCCCCACCATGCCGAGCGTGTCCTCGACAAGGCCAAGGTTGGTCAGCAGCGGGCCAAGCGCGCGGGCCTCATTGCCAAAGAGCTGCGACGAGATCGCCGCGCGCTGCTCGGCTGGCAACTGGCCGATGCGCCGAAGCACGTCGATCGTGGTCTCGACCGCGTTCTCCTGCATGGAGCGGGCAGTTTCTTCTGCGTCGAGCCCAAGCTCGCGAAGGGCACTCCGCTGGGTGGCTGTTGCTGCTGTCCCTCGGGTCAGCGCCGCCCCCATGTTTCGGAAGGATGTCGCAGCGACCTCGCTGGTCGAGCCTGCTGCCAGCATCGCCGAAGCAAAGGCAGCGGTCTGCTCAGCCGTGAAGCCGAACATGGTCGCCTGCGCGCCCACACGCTGGACCACGTCCAGAATATCCGCAGCACTCGAGGCCTGGCTGTTGGACAGATGGTTCATCGCATCGGCGAGCAACACCGTCTCGTCGATAGTGAGCCCAAGCGCCGTCATCAGGTTGGCCATCGAGCCACCCGCCTGCTCGGCGCTGATATCAAACGCCACGCCGATCCGGGCAGCAGCATCCGTGAACCGGATCAGGTCCTGCCCGGCAATCCCGGCCTGACCCGCAGCCGCAGCAATGTCCGCAAGGCCCGTCACAGCGATCGGAATGTCGCGCGACAGCGCAAAGAGATCCTGCTGGAACTGCGCAAAGGCTGCAGGGCTTGGGAAGTCCACCACCTTGGCCACATCGGCCATGGCGCTTTCAAAATCCGAGGCGGCTTGGATCGGCGCGCCAATCGCGCTGCGCAGCGCGTAAAAGCTGGCCACAGCATCCAGCAGACCGCCGCGCGCGTCAGCCAAGGCGCGGTTGTTGCGGGTGATGGCCGCGTTCAGGCGGTCACTGAAGGTGATGGGCTGGCCATTGGTCTCGCGGACCGTGTTCGAGATGCCCGCCAGCGCATTGGCCGCCCGGCGCGCCGGGCTGGTCACCCGGTCCAGCAGTTCGATGACCAGTTGGGACGTGAGCTTTGTCATGGATCATGCCTATGCGATCGCGCGGGACGCCCGATGCGTCGTAGGATCATTTCATCTTCACGGCCCGCGCGAGGCGCCGGGCCTCGGCGTGCCAAAGCACCACCTCGGACCACTCCATCTCCTCAAAGGCCGTCAGCGGCGTGTTCAGCCAGTGGGCGGTTTCGGCAACGACCGATCGCCAGGAGGCGAAGCCGTGCCCTTGGGGAAAAAATCCGCAATCACCTCCGACAGCGCGGTGAAGTCGTCAGTGTCCAGATCCTCGATCATCTCGACCGGATAGCCCGTCAGCGCCGAGGCCATGACAATGCCCTGATCCAGGCGATCGGTGATGCCGTCCAGCGCCGCGTTCATCCGCTTGAGGTCTTTGACCTTGGGCTTTGCTATGCGGATCTCGGTGATTTCGCGGCCCTCGAAGGTCACCGGCACGGACAGGGAAACGGTCTTTGAATTTGCTGCGTCAGACATGGATTACCTCAAAAGCCGTTGGGAAGGCGCAAGATCGCGCGCTCGTCTGCGTTTTGCGACGCGCCGTTGACGCGCCAGTCGGTGGTGAAGAAATCCCAGTAGTATTTCTCGGCCCCCTCGAAATAGAGCTCGTAATGCAGGATCTCGCTGATTGCGTAATCAAAGCCCTGCAACTCGCCGCGCTGGAACGCCTCCGGGTTGGCCGTGCCCAGACGCCCCTCCAGCACCGCCTTGGCCTCGATCGCCACGCCGTTGCGCTTGTCGCGCACTGATCCGTAGGCGGTGAACTTCTTGCGCGCCGTGGCCCCAAGACCAAACTGCGTCAGCAGGTCCGGATCCCAGCCCGCAAGCTTGAAACTGGCCTCAAGCTTCTGGATGCCAAGCGCGACCTCGATCTGCACACGCGAGCCCCCAGGGTGGTGGTCCTGGGTGATTTCCTGCAGGTTGGGCAGCTGCAACTCGGTCAGCGTCAGGTGCTTGGAGGCCGTGGGGTTCTCATCGCCGCAAAACAGGTTTGCGGCCTCCATCACGTAAATATTGCTCATGGGAGCGTCTCCTGAATGTCAGACAAGTTTCTGGCCGGTCAGCCGGTGATGGTGCCGACCTGCGCGAGTAGATCGTCGAGCAGCGCATCAAGCGCCGGGCGGTAACGCGCGGACTGAATGCCGAGATAGCGCAGCACTGGCGCCTCCTCGGCGGCAAAGCTGACCGTGAAGCGGCCCTGACGCAGTTCCTCGGGCGTGTTCTGATCGCGCGTGAACTTGATCTCGAAGCCGAGGATATCGCCATCGGCCTTGAGATTGCGCAGGCCGGTTTCCATCGTGTTCAGGATCGCCTGAATGGTCTGGCCCGTGATGTTGAACCGCCCAAGATAGAACCGCAGGGTCCGAAGCAGCATCAGGTGGATGAAGTCACGCCCGCGGGTGACGTTATAAAACCGCCAGAGATCATCCTCGCCCGCGTTATCTGTGCCCACGAAGATGAACCCGCCCTGGCCGATGGCACTTTCCACGCCCATTTCACCGCGCAGGAGCACGCCGATATTGGCCGACAGCAAGCGCTGACCCTCAGTCGCTCCGTCCGTGAGCGAGAAGTTGATGGGACGTGAGGGACCAACAATGCCCTGCACCGGCTGGTTGGCCCAGCTGTGGAACGGGCGGCCCTGTTTTTCGTGGTCGCGGCGCACGCCGATGCCGATCACCGCGGGCGACAGTGGCTGAACGACACTCACCCCACCTGCAAACACCTTCACTGCAGGGTCGGCCGGGATCAGGCGCTGCGAGGCAATCGTCTCGCGCCAATCGATGGCATCCTGCTCGGTGGTGGCGGGGCCATCGACGACCGCATGGGCCAGAAGCTTTTCGCAGATCGCAGGCAGGGCTGCGCAGACCGGGTTGGCCTCGCCGACACCACGGTGACTGGTATAGCCCGGGGCACAGATGAGGCGTGGAATGATGCCCAGCTCAGGACCAGACGTCAGAAAGGCCTGCAGACCGGTCGCGACACCGTCGCCGACGATATTGGCGATGGTCGCGTCCGTATCGGCGCCCTCCTCTACGCGCACGACCACGACCTTGGCGGCCACTTGGAACTCGCCGAGCTGCGCGTTGATCAGTGTGACCGCATCACGCAACGTGCCGGTTGCACCAAGCGCTGTCAGTTTGGTCGCGTCGTCAGAATAAAGAAAGATCGGCGCGTCCGCCGGGAACACCGCAGCATCGGCATCGGGCGCCGTGCCAATCAGGCCCACAACGGACATATCGCTCCAGACGGGCGGGCGCGGCTCGGTGTCGATCCGCGTGATCGAAATCCCGAAGGTCGGGTCGGACATGAGAAGGTCTCCTTGAATAGTCGAACCCCGCGCGGCCGTGGGCCCTACGGTGATCCGGGATGCGTGGTTCAGGTTGAGTTGACGGACGCCTAAATTCTAAAGTGCGCTCGCCCACAGCAAGATCGGTCAGCGACTTGCGAGTTGGCGGAAAACAGGTCAAACGAAGGACACCGGAGGTCGAGCCTGTGACGGCCGCGGGCCAGATTGCAGATGAGAGCAGCAGACGCCTATGATCGACGATCCTGACAAAACCCAGAAGCTCATCGCAGACATGGAAGCCTCCATGCCGCTCACAGCCAGGCTGTCACCAAGCCTCAAGGCAATGATGCGGCGACAAGCGCCTGGTGTCCTCCCACCAGACCAATGTCCTGTGGTCGAGGTCTTCTACATGGGCGAAGAAGGCGGCATATCTTGCCGCCTGGACCTCGACGGAACGGACACCCAGGATCCGTTCATCGTCTCCATTACCCATCTCACCTTTGACAGGAGATGCCAGCTTTTCCGTCAGATCGACGGGTACCAAAAGCACCGCGTCAAGAAACTCAAGAAGCAGCACGGGCGTGGCTACTGACACCCGCAAACCCGTCCCTTACGCTGCGAACGAAACCAGGCCACGTCACAAACTCAGAACGACAGCGTCGGTGTCGTGATATCGAGGTCGGTCTTTGTGTCGGACTGGATCTGGACCTCAAGGATCAGCGCCGAGCCAGCCGATGCTGCGGGTTCTCCGAAGACCCGAATTGCACGGACAAAACCGCCCGCACCATCTTCGACAACCTCACCCACCTGCACATCGCGCACATCGGTGATGCCCAGCTTGGTGCTCATCTGTGTCAGGGTGGATCGCATGGTGCCTGCCTCCATCAATACGTTCCGCCATCAACCAGATCGATCCGGCCTTGCAGCGCTGTCAGCGTTGATTGCAGGTTGGAAACCTGCTCAATCGCATGGCCATGGCTACTGGCCGCTTTGCTGGCCAGCTGCGCCGTAAGGTTTGGAATATCCCCGATCCCGAGCGCTACCTCCCCGGCTTGGCCATTCACGGACGACACCGGTCCATTGGCCAGCACGCTTTCGGCAATATCCGCCGCCGCCGCCGCATCCTGTGCCGCCTGCTGGGCCAGGGCCAGCGCACTTGAGACTGCGGCGGCCGTCTCGATAACCGAGGCTGCAAGGCCCGCGCTTGCAGAAATCACCCAGTCGCCATGCACGGCCGCACCGATATCTCCGTTGACGGCCACCACTTCGCCCGCCAGCCCGCCATTGGCGCGGCTGTAGCCGTCGACCC